TTACCTTTAGCCTCAACTGTTTCATCAGCTGCATACTCTAAAGGAGCATGATACATTGTTACTTCTGATCCATCTACAGGAACTTCTGCAACAGTCATATTTCTTACAAAGTAATCTCCATTGTCTAAAGCAGGTAGCTGATTAGCTTGTCTTGCTTCATTAACAGTTATAAACCCTGCATTGTAACCCTGCACTATTCTTGCCATTGTTGCATCCTCATCCTGACTTAAAGCCCTGACATCAGATAAATCATACTTAAAGCAGTAAGCAGGATTAGTTTCAAAATCCTCTAATAAAAGTTGTTTAGTGAACTCATTAGCAAAGTGATTCCACATAGGAATTAACTTCTGCTCAGTAAAAAACTCTCTTAATTCTTTTACATTAGAATATGTTGCTCTCTCTAGTCCTGCTCCTAGTCCTGCTAAGATTGCAGGAACACCTAACACAGCAGATATTCTCTCTTCATTAATATATCTAAGTTTCCCTAGTTCTAAATCTTTAGGAGTAAAAGAAAGAGTTTGAATATCTACTTCCCCACCAGAGATAACTAATGGTCTGCCTCTGTTCTCTCCACCAAATCTTCTACCAAATACCTCAGCTATATTCTCTGCCTCATCACTTGTCATTGATAAATCATTCTTTGGACTTATAACAACACTAGGCACACCTGTATTCTTAACTAATGCTGCACCCATCTGAGAAGCAGCAGCATCTCCTAAAATCTCAACCATAACTGATCTAAGTGGAGCTAATCCTCTTCTGTGGTTTCTAGGATCTATTCTCTCTCTAAGATGTATCATATCCTCTGGCATTATGTCTAAAGTGTTGCCTTTTTGTTTATATTGATACTTAGTAATTAACTTTTCATCATTACCTTTAACCTCAACCATATCTGGTAGTAAAGGGATAAGCTGTACTACTGCACCTGCATCATTCCTTAGTTTTAAGATAAAAGCATCTCCATACACAGCTACAGAAGTAACAATATAGTTATTCATTAAGTTAGCAGTCATATTTGGATTAGGATTTTCTAGTAGTACTGCAGCAGGATGATTCTCTACATACTCTTCTCCCTCTTGTGTTTTTAAATATACTTTAAGTGGTGGCTCACTAAATGCAGTACCAAGAACATTTAAACAGGCTAAAGCTGCTGAATTGCCCTCTGGACTCATCTGATTTACACCACTAAAGAAACCTGCATCAGAGTTAAAAGGAAAGACTACCTGTGATGTTGGAAAGTTGTTAAATGTTTTCTTTTCTGTATTGACTTCCTGTTGACTAAAAAAGCCTCTAATGTTGTCTGCTATTCCCAATTAGGTTACACTCCATGTTGTTTTTCTAACTATACCAAATCTAGCTGCATAAGCTAGAGCATCTACTTGATCATCATGAGATCCAGAAGATGGAAAGCTAGTTAATTCTCTTTCAAATTCTACTAACCATTTAGCATTTTTCAAAAAGTAGATAGTACCATTTTCACACCCTGCTGCTGCAGGAACTGCTCTTGCAGTCTTAGACTTATCTGCTTTTAAGTTTCTAATAGGCAAACCCTGCCTCCTAGCCATCTGGATAATACCCAAACCAAAACTAGCATCCTCTACACCTAACCAAGCCATGTTCCATTTATTTATCATTGATTCTATTTTAGGTAGTAGCTCTGGAGCTTCTAGTCTATCTCTGAATATATCCAATACTAAGAGTTTACCACTAGGAGTTGATCCTACTGCCATTATTACTGAGTAATCTGCTGTTTCCTTAATACTTAAAGCTGTATCCATTGTGCCAAAGATAGATAACTCACTATGTTTGACTACTTCATCTTGAAATACATATTCAGGATCATCCCCTGCAATAACATCATAATAAGCAAACCATTCTCTTTTAAACATATGCCCTACCTCTGTAAACTCTGCTAGAAACTCTTGAGCATACACTAATGAGCCTAATTCCTCTTTGGCTTGTGCTAACTCATCTTTATTAATTCTAGGACTATTCTCAGTAGGATAATGAAAGACTGCCCAATCTTTTCTCCTCTTAGCATTATCAAACAACTCATAAAACCAATTCATCCCATTAGGAGTAGAGATAAATAAAGCTTTACCTAAGCTATCAGATAATATTGGTCTAACTGTATCCCAAGTTTCTTTCTCTTGATAAGCAACCTCATCAAAGATAATTAAGCTGATACCACCTGCACCCCTAAGAGTTTCTGGCTTGTTAGCTGATTTAATCTGTATAGATCCACCATTCTTGAGAACTATTCTTTTCTCTACTTCTCTTGTTTCTGCATATTCCTCTGGTAGTTGTCTAACTAATGATTTAAGATTTAACCAACTTTCTAAAGCCTGTGGATATACAGGAAAGATTACCCATACTTTAAGTCCTTTAAGAGCTTGATCTACAGCAGCAACTAAAGAAAGAGTAGTTTTACCCCACCTCCTGCCACAAACAGCAATAATAAACCTTTTCTCTTCTAGTGCTTGTATTACTTCTATTTGTCCAGAATGCAAATCAGGTGGAGTTGCCTCAATAATCTGGCTCATCATCCTGCTCCCAATCCCACTTAAACTTAATCTGTGGATATTCAACCTGTGTTACTTGTACTTGTGGACTTCCTAAGCCATAAATCTGGCTAATCATCTTGTAGCAAACATCTAATATTCCCTTAAGTTCAGTAGGATTCATTGAAGCTAAATCTCTTTCATTTATTTCACTTATAATTCTAAATATTAAAGGCTTTAAGCTTTCAGCTAGATCTCTTGCAGTTTCCCCAACTTGTGCATAAACTTCCTGTACTATCTGCTCATTTAGCATCTTATTTATAGCTTTTACTCTATCAACCCATTGATTTTTGCTAGAGATTTGATAAATTCTTCTATCTGTAAGACTGAAATTATTGGAAACTTTTTTAAGTGTTCTACCTGCTCCAAGCCCTAAATAGTATTGAAACCTTTTAAAATCTACATTAGATTCACCTACCTGTTGTTGATTAGGTAGAGCTAAAGACATATCATCAATATAATCCATAAAAGCAGTATAACTTGTTAATTATTTATTTTTACAGTATTCACTACCATACTTACAGTTGCAAATCTGTGTAAATGATCCATCTTCTTTAAAAATTACTAAGCATTTAGTGGTCATGATTATTAGCCTCTAGCCAAGCAATTCTTTTACTTAAATCATCAAGTTGCCAAATATTTTGATTGACACTCTCTATCTGTGTTTGTACCCTAGTCAAAGAATCATTTAAATCTTGATATTCCCACTTCTCTAGTAGATAATATCTATCTAAATCAAAACCACTATCCCTTAAAGATTGCTCTGTATCAAACTTTAAATCATAGTAATTTTGTTCTAAGTTCATTAAATTAGTTTGTAATGCAGCCATTTCCTCATTAAATCTGCCCACATTTTGTGCTGCCATCTCTAATTGTTGTATTTTCTCATATAAAACAGCTATATCATTTTGTACATAGGTTGACTCTTTGAGGCTTGTAAACTCATATTCAATAGTATTCATCCTATCATCAATGCCTGTAAGAGTAGTTAAAACAGCATTAAGGGATTGTATTCCTGCACCAACAGAGGACATAAGAGCTATTCCTGTTACTACTAAACCTAGATTATCTTTTATTTTTTTTAACACTTAACCACATCACTACTAAAAATTCAATCATTAGCCACCAAGCTTAATAAGAACATCTGTTAAAGCAGAGTTTAGTTCTCTTTCCCTCATAGCTAAACCAACAATATTCTCTTCTAGTTTTTGTATTTGTACCATATACACAGCAACTTGTGACTGTAATTGATTAACTGTTTGAAACAACCAAGCTACAAGAGCAGCTAAACCACCTTGTAAAACTTGATTTAGGTTTACTGTTGCTTTCATTACATCATTATAGAGCCAATAACTAATATAAAAGTAGCTACTATCCCTAAAACCTTATAAAACTCTGATTTGTCCAATTTGTTTTCTAGTTTATCTTCTAGATCATCTAATTTATTTAGCACTAATTGGAGCATTTCTTTCTGTGTAAAACCATTGTCTGCCATAGTTCTAATTTACAGGAAAAATCAAATATTTTGAAATTTTTACTTTCTTTTTATTTTCCTCTATATAGTAGGAAATAGCACCATGTTTTGACTTAACTTTGAATAAAATCTTACCATATCTCCACAAAATTTCTTGTGTAGGTGGATCAATAAAATCTGTTGCTGCTTCTACAAATTGCACTTTCTGATTCTTTTTAAAATGGGGGATCATTTCTATAGTGCATTTTTTTTGCAACTTTCCTGTAAGTGTGTGGATCTAAAGCCCTGTGTAGCAATTCATCCTCTTCTGCTTTCTTGTTTATATAAAGTATATGCAATAAATAAATTAAGTGATCCAAATCCTCATCAATAATACTTGTAGTACCTGATTCATTAATAACATGAACATCAAATCTATCCCCATGATTCATAACAGCTTCAAATACTGTAGTAAAACCTCTAAGAAATAAACTAAAACTAATGCCACCTCTATTTCTACCAAATATAGGATGCTCAATAGTGCCATCAATAGGATTAATATTTTCTATCTTGTCAATTAATGTATTCTCTGAATTTATGTGCATAAGTATAGACAAATAACCATAATTTATATCATCTGCAGCATATTCCATTTTTTCCTCTTATGTTTTCTGCTCTGTTTCCCATTGGTATTCTGCCATTCCCTTGAAGCATAATTTCATAATGATTTTCTAAACAATCACAAAAATTATTGTCCAAAACTTCTTGATATATATAATCTATTTCTTTTATAGGTATTTTATATGATTTTTCTTTTGAATTTTGTACAATTCTATATTCATCTTTAATTTGATTGATATTAACACCAATAAACCTATTTGGAACACAATTAAGAAAAATTAATCCTGCTTTTGTTTTTTTTTCTGCAGCTCTTTTTTTTAGATTATTTATTTTACTAGCAGAAATCCATAAATTGCTTATAAAATCTTTGCTAAAATTATGCCAATAACCAACAACCTGTAACTCCATAAAATATAACTCATTATTAATTTTGCATACAAAGTCTTCTGCAAAATCCTCTTCATTTTTTACTATATCCCATCCATTAACTGTGCATACATCTTGCCAAAAAGGTCTAGCCTTTATAACATCATATAACTCATATTCATCCTCTACAAATACTCTTCTGTGGTTTTTATTAACTTGATCTGACATATCTTTCCCAACAATGTTTACTACTGTTCCAATGATGCCAACCATCATAAAAAGAAAGCCATCTAGCAGCTTTTATATTTGTTATTGGATCATACATATCTAAATCCTTATTATAGATATCTTTTTCTAGCCATCTTTCAGTTTTGTTATTAAATTGAAACAAACCCTGATCATAGCTTCCATCTCTGTTATAGCCTGTTGCATTAGCCCTGCCATCTGATTCACAAGACATAACAGCTAAAGCAAACAAAGTATCATCTCCAAAATGCTGTTCAGTTTTAAAATACCATTGTTTAACATCTTGTAAATGATTACAGAGAAAATAGTCATCTATAGATTGCTCAGTTATAACTGTTTGCAGAAATAAAGAGCAACCTATAAATAATTCAATCATTATAATTTTTTAAAGCAACTATTACAGATTACATAATCTTTACTATAAAAAGGAAAGATAAAAGATCTACCACACATAAAACACACAAAATTTCTAATTTCTTTAGGTGTTTTATTCCATTTAAAAATAAGATTTTTTAAATAGAAAAGAATGTTACTTAGCACTTATAATGCCCAATCTTTTATATATGCTTTGTGCATAAATGGAGATCCATCCTTTTTTAGCTTTGCATATTGTTTATTGGCACAGTTACAAATCTCAGTATAAATTAAAGCATTATATTGAGTCCTAAGTCTGTTAACAGCTTTTCTAAGAATGCCATTCTTGTTAAACTCTGGATCAAGAGAGCAGATAAAGCCCTCTAGTTCCAAAATGTACTGAATCTTTCTAAATTCTGATGGCTTATACTCTTGCTGTATATCCTCTAAAACAGATAAAGGTTTAATTCTACCAAATATACCTAACATTATGCACCACCAACCTGAATTTCAGTTGCTATATCCTGTATTTTATTTTTAACAGTTTGCATATTGTTTATATCTAACTGCTTTTCATTAATGCCAAGCTCTCCTAAAGCCTGTGCATACCAGTTAGCAGCATTAGTTTTATTCTCACTAGCAAGATCCATAGCAAAACTTTTCACATTGTTAATAACATGAGTTTGAGAAGTTGAAACATCAACATAATTAATATTTGCTTTCTCTAACTCTTGTTCAATAGATTTTTTTGGAGCTGCTTCTTTACTAGGAGCTATTCCAATCATCTCTTCTGCTGTGGTTGATTCAGAGAATACTACTCTAAGGCATCTGCCATTAGCTTTAGTACTTGCCATTTCAAACCAAGAGTTATGATCTGCTTTAGTTTGTCTTGCATAGCCTGTAGCTTTTGGCTCTGTATCTTCTTTGTTCTCATAGAAAGATGATTTAAAAATAACCCAATCATCCCCATTATCTACCATCTCTGCAACCAATCTGCAGTTTGGATATTCTTTATTCATTTTGCTGATAAGTTCATCAACAGTTGTATAGTCCTCTAAGAACTTTGGCATTGCCATTTATTTCCCCTTTCTAAACAATAACTTATTATTGTTAGTTTCTTTTATATTAATTTCAACTTGTAATAAGTCTATTAATCTTTTTATATCTTTCATACTGTAATGTACTGATATTTTTTTGGCTAACTGATGTATAGTTTTAGCATACATAACAACCATCATAATTCAGACATTTCATAGCCCTCATGTGTCCAACACTTTAAGCAGATAAAGTTTCCATCATCTGCAGGAGCATCAAAGTGATGTGTACCTGTAAACAAGTTGCACCAGTTTAGAACTTCCCCCTCTTTTAGTCTGGACTCAAAGTCTGTAACATCATACAGATTTTTCTTATTTTCTCTTAGTCTTTTATCATCTAGCTTTAAGCTAACATAAGCAATTGTCATTAATAGAGATATAACTCCATAGACAACAAAGCCTAGATAGATAATTTCTTGAATTAACATAATTAATTCCCCTTTCTTTGTTTATATATTATATTTAACATCCCATAAATTAATAACTTTAATTAATTTATTATTTGTGCAATCCCAAACCCTATAGCATTTTACATTATCAGAATGAGATTTTCTGATAATATTTTCTGATTTTTGAATAGCAATATAATCATCAACACAACCTAAATCAAAATCAACTATATCTTCTTTGTTATTTAGATTTTTTTTATAAGCAGATAATTTATACCTGGTTAATGTAGTAGTCATTTTATTCTCCCTTTGTATTTATTAGACCAATCTAATAAAAATTTGTCATACTGTCAAGGATCAAAAGAAATAATAGATTGCTCTTGAGCTCTTCAATAAGCTCAAGAGCTATCAGTTGATCTTAAGTAAGGTGTGGCTAGTGCTAACCCTGTGTCACTCCCTCCCAAAAACCAGAATGAACTCTATTTAGTGAACATTTTATATATGTGAAGTAATAGGCTCTAACCCTAGTTTATAATGGTCTAGCTAATCCACTTTGTTGATCTATTAATCAAATATTTTTTTCCTAGAGCTAGAAAAATATTTTGTATGTATTGAACACTATAAACAACTACTAGGACAATAATTTAAAAAGCAGATATAAATTATTTTCTGTTCCAAGCAGAAGTTATACTGGTATTGGCTCTAGTAGTTAAATCAAATATACTAACCCCTTTGTATATGTATGTAAGCCCTTACTAGAGCCATCTTTTACATAAAAAAAGAGGAGATACAAATCTCCTCTTTTTTATTTTCAGATCCTGAAAGATGCTATTGCTAGTAATCCCTCAAGTTCTAGTTATTGAATGATAACAATCTACTTTAAGTTTAGCTTATTTTTTTCTTTGCATAGGTCTTTAAAACAGACATTACTGCAGCTCCACCACTTAATGCTGCAATCTCTAGGTTAGAAATATCAATACCTAAAGCAGGTGTTATAACTAATGCAGAAGCTGCTGCCTCTATAAAAGTCCATATACATCTCTCTAATAAGTCTTTTAATTCATCTGACATACTATTCCTCTTCTTTCATCTTTGCTTGTACTTTTTTAAACTGTGTGCATTTTTTATTAATGCAGACAAAAGCATTATTTATTAATTCTAATGATTCCATACAGGAATGACATTTTGATTTCATGTTATTATTGAGCTTGTAAGCCTTTTAGTATCCAAGTTTCTCTAAGAGCTTTGATTTCTGCTTTTAAATGTTTAATCTCATCTTTAATATCTTCTAAATCTTTTTTTAAGGGATCTACTAACACAAGATGTTCTTTATCTTTATTATCAGTCTGAGGTTTCTGTATATTAGTAATCCAATTTCTAAGAAAATCATCTGGACAATTTGTTGCTTTAAAAGAACTGTGAGGCTTAAGCTCTCCTCCTATCTCTTTCCATAATTGTTTTATTGTTTTTAGTGCTTTGCTACTAGGTGTATCATTTACTCCACCCAACCAACAAATAGAATAATATTGCTTATTCCCATCATTAGTTCCCTGTGATGCAGGTCTATTACCAAAACCCCTGCCAATATAAAGATTACCTGAATCTCCAACTAAGAAACTATAACCAATATCATTCCATCCTCTATCTACTTGATGAAATTTTTGTATGTTTTGTAGTTGTTGAATTTCCTCTAATTCATTTTCAGGAGCTGCAATAGCTGAATAATGAACTGCAAGTCCTTTTATGTCTATGTTGTGAGAGTAATTTTTCTTAGGTGGATAAGCACCCCATTGCTCTCTACTAATTTTATTCATATTTACCTTATAACTTTAATATAGTCCCATTTCTCTTCTCCTCCAATTACTAGAGTGAGCATTCCTGCCCTAGACTTATCTCCTTTAGTGTTTTCAAACCACTCAGAGCCTGAATCTAGTGTTGGAGCTTGTATTATAAGCCTATCTGAACTCTCATAAGCTAAGAAATAGTGATAATGCCCATGCAGTAAAATATCTGAATCAGCTATAGAATTTCTTGCAAAAGCTTGATCAGATAGCCATTTTCTTGATTTAGCCTGTGAATTTGCCCCTGATCTCATCTGATGCCCATGTAATATTGATAAAACAACACCAGATACATCAAAAGTTAAAGATAGTTCATTCTCTGGGATAATAAAATCTAATATATCTTTATATGCAGGAGCTTCTTTAAATATCTCTTGTAACTCCTCAGCTAACATTACATCCTTATTATCCCCAAAAGTTGTATAGGCTTTTCCATTCTGCCTTTTCTCTCCATGATTACCACCTGCAAAAGCAACTAATCCTCTTTTAAATAGAGGCATTACCTCTTTTATTAAGGTATAAATCATTCTCCTTGCTACTTTTTGTTGTTGTCTATCATCTAGCTCAGTCTGGAACTCTTGCATGGCATAATGTCCACTACAGCCCTCAACTAGATCCCCAAGCCCTGCAAACAGCACCTGATCTATAGTTTCATGCTTCTGTAACTCTTTAACCTGCTTTTTTATCTTAGGAATATAGCTCATAAATCTCTCTATAGATTCCTCAGTCCCACCCTTACCAATCTGAAAATCTGCAAGTGCTATTGTAAATGTTTTAGTGTTTTTAGTTACTTTTTGTTTAGGTAGAGGCTTTTTCTTACTAGCTAACTGTAAGAGCTTTTTAAAGTCCTCATCAGGCATATAGACTTCATTAGATACTATCTTAGCTTTAAAGTAATAGAGTCTTTCTATCTGCCCCATTCCTGCATTGACATCCCAAAACCTTATCTCAGCTGTATTCTCTAAAACTCTATAATTGCCTGCATCTACACCAAAATAAGATTCTAATTGTTCTTGCCAATCAACATTATTACTTGGCTGTGGCTTAGATACTATCTCTCCTGATTTAGTTTTTTCTGAGTAGTAAACACTAGGCTCAAAGCCTTTAGGATGATTAACTTTAGTTTTATTATGTGTAGGCTTTGTGGATCTTGTTTGTGCAAACTTATCTAATGAGTCCATACCTATAATCCTTAAAATATCTTCTTACTGTATTGTAATTAAGATGTTCAAACTCTTTGTGATTAAATACTAAATATTGAGCTGCAACAGTATCAGATATGTGTTTCTCTTCTGCTTCTTTAGCTATTTTAAGGAATATCTCTTTGGCTTTTTCATCTTTTAGGATGAAATTCCTATGAGAAAATTGCCCTGTGTGTTTATATCCCTGTTGTTGTGAAAATTGCTCTAAATCCATAGCCAACCTCCTATAAGTATAGATTAGCTGTAATCTATGACAATTTATGCAGGTTTTGGATTATCTGCTTTAACTTGTGCTATATGATCTGCCCAAAGAGTAGTGCCATTGACACCATCCCAATATTGCATATCTAGTTGATCTTGCACAGATCTATAAGCTTCTTGTCTAGCAGTTTTATAACCATTTTGTTGTTCATCAAACTTACTATTAGCACAATCAATAACCATCTGCTCAAAATCACTATCTGATATTGGCAATCTTTCATTATTAACCTGCTTATAGATACCATCTCCATCTCTAAGAGCTTGAAGTTCTGTTCTACATTCTGTTGTAAATTCTTCTAATGTCATATCTCTCCTATCTTACCATACTTTTACTTAGCTAAACCATATAAAGTGAATGTTCCACTTGCTATATTGCCTGTTGAAAATAGCATTGTTAAACCATTGTGTGCCTCTGCAACTGTATATACACCACCACCCTGTGAACCAATATTAAAGTTAGTATAAGCAATATCAGTTGCTTCAACAGTAATAAAACTGTACTCACTAGGATTGTTAAAGTTGTATAAGTAATAAATTGCATTTGCCATTTCTCCTGTTGAGTTACCTATGGCTCTATGGTTTAGCCAATAAGTTGCATTAGCACCTGAACTATTACCAAAAGTTGTTGTGCTATCTAAATTTTTATATGCATAATCATAGTTTGCAGTTGTTTGTGGTGTTCCTGAAACTGTAACTCTAGCTATAAATAATTTATTGTCATCTACAGGTTTAGCATTAGATACTCTAACCATATACACATCATAAGTGCTATCAATCCCAAGAAGTGAAACACTTGCTACTGCTGATGTAACTATTTCTTCATCTATTTTTATTAAGCTACCTGCCATTATTTAACTCCATATACATTTGCCTCAATAAAAACTGTAGTTCCTGCTGACCTAGTTAATCTCAAACCTGTATTTGATTGTGCTACTTTATGAACTCCAATCCCTTTTTTTCCAACAAGTCCACTAGAAACCATACCTGCACTTTGTGATTGCATAAATGTATAACTTCCACTATTAAAAGGATTATATACATATAAAGAAAATCCCATATCTACTTTTTGACCTGCAACTACATCTCCAAGAGTTCCCATATAAGATGTGTTTGTTGCCCTGTTTGCATCAGTAAAAGATGTATAACTTCTTAAATAATAATCTGCAAAATCCATATTAGAAACTACACCACTTCCACCACTATCTATTAATCTAACTAACAATGTTGAATTGCTATCAGATGTATGATTACCTGTTACATAATACACATCATAATCAGCACTAAAACAATCTGTAACATCTAAATTAGTAACAGAAGTTCCACTAGCAGATTTTATAAATTCTAAATTTCCTGCCATAATCTAACTCTCTGCAATTCCATATAGGGATATATCAAAACCAGTAAAGGTATTTCCACCTGTTCCTGCTAAACACCTAATTCCATCAACTATACTTGCTTGTGGTAAAACACCACTTCCAAAAGTAAAAGTATTTTCTGTATGTCCACCTGTACAATGATGACTTAAAAAACTATATTTACTAGAGTTTCCTAAATTATATAAATATATATATCCATTTGTATTTCTAGTAGATGTTGCAGTATTTACTATGGTTATTTGCCCATTAGCTGTACTTTTACTTTCAGCAAAAGATCCTGCTGTACCACATATTTGCCTTGCAAATTGATAAACACTTGCAGTTTCTAAAACTCCACTTTCATAAAATTGTATTCTTAGATTAGAAAGTACATTAAATGTTATATTTGTTAATGTCATTAAATGAACATTGTAGTTACTTTCTTGTATTGAAGTAAAATCTACATAATTTACTGAAGTTGAATATGTTTGAGTTTCAATTAATTCTAATTTGCCTAAATCTGCAACTCCTCCAAGAAGTCCAAATCTAGCTGCACCTAAAGGCATAAGCTAACTCCTAACTAAAATTTTGTAGTGCATTAAGTAATGGTGTACCTGCATCTAAAAACAAAAATGTAACTAAGTCTATTGCACCTGATCCAGTTGACATTGTAAACCCTGCACCACCTGCTGTTTTTGCAGTTACATCTCCACCACCATTAACTGTTACTGCATTAATTGCAACTGTTCTATCTGTGCTATCTTGTGTAATTTGTAAAGTAAAAGTTGAAACACCACTTGTTGGAACATTAGTAAAATCTATGTCTGTAATGTTTTCTGTAAGAGTAATAGATCCTGTGTTTCCATTATCCATATCTATGGCTATAACACCTGATGAGCTTGTTACTGCAACATCTACCTCTGAATAGTCTTGTAAAGCTACTGAGGTAACTGTTGAATCTAAGTTAACTGTGACTGTTCCAGAAGTACCACCACCATTTAGGTTAGTTCCTGCTGTTACTCCCTCAATATCTCCTGCTTCTGCCCCTATCCAAGCTGAGCCATCCCATGCTTTTAAAAGATTATCTGTAGTGTCATAAAATATTGTTCCCTCAACCTTATTTGTTAGAGCTGCATTAGCTGCTGTTTCATCTACATAAATAAAGACTATTGAATCCTGAATATCTTGAAATCTAGCTTCTGTTACTAGATCTCCTGTTGTCCAATCAAACCATGCACCTGCTGCCATGTATTTTTCTCCTTAATTCTTTTTAAGTATAACTTAAGTTTGTGTCAATTCCTAACCTATTGACTCCTAAAATCCAAGCACCTGTTGCAGCAGGGGATAACCCAATCTGCCAATTCCAAGTCTTGTTTCTAGCATCTACTGTATGTTTTATTCTCTCTATAAAGAGATCATAAGTTTCTGTAGTTGCTGCTGTAGTGGTAACACTTGCTTCTACAAAGCTACCTAAATCTAATCCTAGTGCTTTAGCCCACAAACTAACATTTTCTCTAGGTGTAAAAGATAAAGACTCAATAATTGTCTGTGGTATGTCATTAGCCACAACAATCTGCTCTGCAATAGATAAAGCATCAGAATCCTGTGTATTTAAAGTTCCAGACTGTGTTAAAACATTAGAGCCAAATCTCTCTACTGAATCAGAACTTATAGCAACTTGAGTTGTGCCACCTGATCTTGTTCTCTGTACAGTATTAATAATCTTGTCATCATCATAAGAGGTAACAATATCAACATAGTTTAACTGCCCTACACCCTGCCCAAAAGAGGCTTCTGGTGTTGTTGTGTTAGTTAATCTATAGTTTCTATCTCTAAAAGTTGCATCTCCATTAGCACCTATAAAAAATGTTCCATTTTCTGCTAGTTCAACAGCTCTTAAAGCTGCTAATAGAGTATCTGTTTCTGATTGTACTTGCACTTCTAGTTGTCCTGTAGATATTGCCTGATTGCTATATCCAAAGCTATCAAGTATGTTTTTAACCCTTACAGAGCTTAATTCCTGTGCTTGTGTAAGTGTAAGCCTAGTTGTAGTACCTAGTTTAGAAATACCTAACTGCCACCCTAAGCCATCTAATGTAGCATTGTTAAGTAGTTTGAAAGCATCAACACATTTTAACTTAGTTTCTGAATCTGATCCTTGTGCAGGATAATTAACAGGAAAGCTTTCTACAAAGCCATGAAAGATGGTATATTCAACAGCATCATAAGTTGCTTTTATTCTTATTCTTTTTAGTGGCTGTATCTTAGTTCTATTATTTACAGCATCATAATAATAAGTGGATTGATTAGGACTAAATCTATTATCTGAGTTGTCTAAAACTATATTTACATTAGCAGGATTAAAATTAGATAAGTTAGTAGCTCTACCTCTAGTTATATTAAATCTTCTCAAATAAGGAGAAACATCAGTAAATGTTTGTGTGCTATCTAGTGGATTAGAGTCAAAAGCAATTTCAACTGTTAAATCAACATTAGAATCAAAAGCAACACTCATTAGCTTATTGCATAGCCTTTTTTGATTTTTCTTTGCTCTGTCACTTGTAAGAAGTCCTCTGCATTATCAGCTAAATCAACTGTTACTTTAATTTCTTGTTCTCTAAAAGCTCTTGTTATTGCTGCAGAATCTTCTCCTAAAAAACTAAAGCTACCACCTGTATCAATAGTTGATCTGCCACTACTAAACTGCCCCTGAAAACCACCTGTAGTTACTATTGGCTTAATCTTTGCTATTGCATCTCTTTCCTCAACTTCTTTTCTAGCTGCATCTATTTCTGCTTGTAATCCTGCATCAGGTATCATAAAACCTTCTGGTATTCCTGCATCTTCTAGTTGTTCATTAATAATGACTGATAAAGGCTTATTGTTAACTTTTTCTAATAAAGTAAGGTATTCACTATAGATATCATTAAAGATACTTGAATAACTAACTCCTAAGCTCTCTGCTAAAGCCTCTAATGTTTCTTGAAAATCATCTGTACTAAATAAATCTGTAACTTCTTGTAATTCATTTATAGCATCTATTTGCTCTTGAATAGCAGAATTGCTTTCATCTACTGCACTTTCCATCTCAGACTCAACCTCAGCTAAATTCTTTTTAGCATCTCTTAACTCTTCTGATTCTCTAGTAAGTTCAAATTCAACATCTTTTAATCTCTCTTGAGCTAAAGCAAGTTCCTCTGTTACATCTTTTCCCTGTTGTTGAAAGAATATTAACTCTGCTATTTCTTGTTGAAGTTGTTTTTTCTGTAAAGCCTCTTCTGCTGTAGATAGAGCTTCTTTTCTCTGTGCCTCTGCAACAGCATTGGTAGCTTCTTCAAGTTCATTATCTTGTTCTACAGTTTCTCCACTTTCTTTATTAATAATTCCATAAATTTTAGCTATTCTGTCCAAAGTAGGTAATAAATCTTTCTTAAAAGATTCTCCAAGTTTTTTGTTTTGAGGTATTAAGTTTCTGACAATAAATCTATTCTTTTCTATAGACTTATTAATTATTGCTTGTGTAGAAGCATAGTTAGATAATTGCTTAACAAGTTCTGCTGTTTCTTCCTTATCAGCTCTTCTTTCTCTTCCTAAACCTCTTAAACCAAGTATGCCATCTGTATATATTCTGTTTGTTTCTCTTAATTCTTTGTTAAACTCTTCATAGTCATCTGGTCTAAAGAAATCCATAAAACCATCAAAAGAATCTTTGCCTCTTTCAAAAGCTTCAACTGTTCCCTGTATTGTTAATCCTAAATTTCCAAACTTTGTTATTAAATCAGGTGTTGCAGCTTCTCTTAATGAATTAAAAACACCTAATAAATCAGCTGCAGCAGGAAGTAACTCTTCCCCTATTTCCTCTTGTAATTCAGTAGTAGCAGATCTAGCTATCAACATCTGAGCAGCAAACCCAGAAGCCTCTCTAGCTGCATTTCCCTGCTGTACAGAGGATCTTTCAAATATAAGAGCAGTTGTAGCTAATGCCTTTTCTTGTCTAGTAAGAGCATCAGCACTATCTTTTCCTGTTTGCTCAAAAGCCTTAGTTTGTACCTCAGCTTCTGTTATAGCTATACCATAAGTTTTTAGAGCTTCTCTCTCCCCTACTAGAGCTGATCTAAAAGCCTGTAATACAGGAGCTGCACCTGCTGTAATGTTGTTGAATGAGGCAATATCTCCTGCTAAATCAAATAGTTCTGATGATAAGTCTGCTGACTCTTCTTGTGTGAAACCTATACCTTGAGCAACTGAGCCAAAGACTGAGATAAGTTGTTGTGCTTCTGATGATGTTAAACCAAACAAATTAGCATTTTTACTTAGCTGATTGTTAAGTTTTTCAGAGGCATTACCAAAAGTAGTTCCAAAAGCTCCTGCAGCTTCTTGTGCTGATGATGCAGCTTGAATTGCAGAAATTGAAAAATCTCCTAATGCTTTAACTGCTAATAATGATGAGCCTACAATAGCTGTTTTACTAAGTCCAGACATACCTGCAGCAAACTTAGCATTTTCTTTAGTGCCTTTATCAACTTGCTTCTGAGTATTCTTTATCTTGTTAGATGTACTATCTAAAGCTCTTCCAACTTTATCTGCACCAATTAACTTGATGAACATTTCTAAAGTTGTTCTTGCCATCTTTTATCTCCTCAATTTAGATTTTGCTCTAGCCTCTGTTAAGGCTTTCTGCTCTTTTTTATTCTTATCTATGTAGTATAACTTCCAAGACTCAAATTCCTCAACACTCATACTTTTTCTAAGAGTATCAACAGTCATGCCTAAGTCCATAGCTAATCTAAATTCAAAAGCTAGTTCTGTATTATTCTGGAAACTGATCAGCTATATTAGCCTGATCCTCCTTAGTCCAAGCCATGCACCTATAAATCCCTATTAGGACTTTATCAACTATTGTTGGTGTTGCTTTAGAGTAAAACTCTTCTACTTGTTCTAATGTGTCAAATTCAGGATCTTTTAATCCTTTTTGCAGTAGATGCTTTTCAAAGAGTACCTCATCTCTAACACCATCAACCTCTGATAATTTATTAATCTCTACTGCATCAGCTTTAGTTAACCCTGTAACAATAACTGTTGCATCCCACTCAGGAAGTTCTACTTCTTTTATAGGGAGTGCAGGGGCATTAGATATATCATCTAGTTTAAGCCTCTTCATGATAACCTCTTTTCTGTTGTGAATTACTTAATGTTTATTTTAAGCAGTTCCCTCAGTTACATCTCCAGAAACTTGAAAAGCAGCTGTAAAAG